TTGTTGCTCCAGACAAATTTAAGTCATATGAAGATCTTAATAAGCGTCTTCAATATGTCCTTGGTAAGAAAAATGCCAAGTCAGTTAGATTTGATGAGGATACAAGTAACGAGGAAGAAAATACTCGTGGAACATTCACTCCTAACTTTGGTTCTTCCGAAGGTGATACACCTAAAGAAGCATCAGCAAGGACTGAACCTGCTACTTCTAAAGATGAAGATGATGCATTATCATATTTCCAACGTCTTGCTGAAGAGTGATTGACGTGGGGAAATTCACTTTTTAATTCAAAAAAAGGTGGAAAAAATAGCTGGGGTATTTTTCACCCCATTAGGTTTTCGAAAAATATCAATATCCGTGTAATCTGATATTATCAGCACGCTTAAGGGTTTCGTTCAAATATTGAGCGGAACCCTTTTGATACGTCATCATTTCATCCATATCATCATCAACAGCCATTAGATATCGTGGTTTTAATAGATAGATCTCTCTTCTATCATCTTCTATTTTTTCTTCAAATTGAAAGTTTGTAACTGCAATAACTGGCGATAGTGTTATTATAGTTTTTAAGTAATTATCAAAATAATCTACTGTATAATCCGATTCAACTTCAAGGCCTGCTGGAATTATAACTACGTTTTCTTGATTTAGAACTTCAGTAGTTTCATAATGATGAATGCCACTATAAAGATTTGATTCATTATCATATTTGTCTATAAGGTAACTGAACCAATTAGTTTGTGATTTTGGCCATTGATCTTGAATATTTACAATATTATTGCATGTAAGGACTAACCAATCCAGATCAGAATCACCATAAAAATCGTTTGCAACATTATCTGGTCTATCATTATTTTTAATAGAATATTTGGTAAAGAACATCATTTCAGCAGTAATGTCTTCTCTTAAAACACCCTTTTTAAAAAGATTCTTTACTTTTATATAATCTGATATTTGGGCTCCCGGGAGCCTGCTAACGTATTCAAAGTCTGGGAGTTTTTCAAAGTAATTTGACATTTTAGTATCCTATTGAGTTTTTTGTATCCTCACCATAATCATCATTATAAACTGGCGTAAGTTCTTTAAATGATAGGGATAGTTCATATGCTACCATTATGCCACTTTCATATGTCATATAACTTCCATTTGGTGTATAACCCACTTTACAATTGATAAGAGCACATTGTTTAAATTTATTTAAATGTGGAGATGTATCACCATTTTGTTTATATTCTAATTGCCATATTGGAGGTGTTTTTAGAAATAATACAGATTCACCTCTTAAAGCTGCCATTCCTTGTTTAAATGTTCTAATAATTTCTAATATTTGTTTACCTTCATTTTTAGATCTGGGAGTCAGTATCCATTTAAAGTCAAAAGATCTCAACATAGGACCTTTAAATAATAGTTCCATATTGGGATTTATAACAGCCCCTTCTGTTCTTCCCAAAAATGATGCCATATTAGATCCAGAAGCTTTAGATGCGAAGTATCCTCCTATAGCTGTTTTAATTGCTTCATTGTTTGTATCGGCGGATTCAACAAGACCACCTGCTGTTTTTCTTGCCCCATCAATACCAGATTTAATAGTGTTAATAGCTAATGATGAAAGTGCTATTTGGGCAGCATTCATTGAATCTGATCCCCAGTCTACTTGATTTACGTCACTAATACCTCCGGGTATTGGAAGAAAAATTCTAGCTATAGCATCAGATTCATTCTGCCATTGTCTATCACCAGAAGCCAGGCCACCACTTCCGCCAGATGCTGTGGCGCTGTGACTCCCTTTGAACCCTGATGGGTTATACTTATACATAAACAAGTTTAATCTATCTTGGGGAGGATCTTCTCCAAGATCAAGTGGATATACTAATTTATCAGCAAATTTTAATGATGAATTTTGATGATAACCTGCAGTGCTACCGGCGTTAGAATCAGGAGGAGGGACTGGTGTTCCATTATTTATTAAACCTTTAGCTTGATCATCTATTTCAGATGCGGATAAATTTGGAGATGCATCTTGGATTCCTGCTTTAGTTGTATCTATAGCAATCTTTTTTATATGTTTTTTACCACCACCCCCAGGACCAAACCAATCTTTTTCTTTATCTGAAGAATTACTATCTGGAGTAAAGTTCTTCATTCCTTTGTCATAAGACCCAATCTTAACAACTAATGTTTTGTTTTTTGTAGGAGAAACATCCTTAAAAAGATGTACTTCACCAGTTTTTTTATTTACTTCCGTATAATAATGCTGCTCTGTCCATGGCGGCGTCGACTTATTTTTTACATAGATATTTGCAGGATCATCTAACTTATATCTATTATTAGCCATTAAATTAAGTATTTTTTATTTATTTAGTCACGTACTTTGCATATGGGACTGATAGTAGGTCGTCAAGCTCTTCAAATTGAACAACATATAACTGTCCAACTACTTCATTCCATGTATAATTCTTATAATGTTGCCAATGAAAGTTAAGTCCTCTAAACCCCCATTTGAATATTTCCATACATGCAATTAGTGGATGTTGGTCATAATAAAGGTCTGGAGTTTTAGCAGTATAAAGGAAAGTGTAGAATTTTCCTACTTCTGGTATTGGTTCAACGGTATCATTAAGAGCATCCATGATCATAAGCATCAGATCTTCTTGATCAACTGTTTGTGCAAGTTCTTTCTTAATTGGTTCTATACGATTCATCTGATACCTAATTCTTTTTCTGTTACTATTTTAAATTCTATGAGCCTATCATCACAAAATTCTTTTGCTGCTTTCCATTTTGCTTGATTGACTGCATAGGTTTTACACTCATATAAGTAAGATTTTGTTATTCTTTTCTTTTTAATGGGTGGTTTGGTTTGTTTTTGGGGTTTAACTTCAATAATGTAGGTTTTGATTTCACCATCACTTTCCTTTACCTTTATGATAAAATCTGGAAAATACTTATGAACTCTATTATCTACGGGTGATTTATAAGGTATCCATAACTCTTCACTTCCCCATTCTAAGATATTTTCTTTTAGATCACACCAATGACAAAATTTTCTTTCCCAACTACTACGGCATATAATGTTGTTTGGATTGCCTTTATATTTTTTAGGATTAGTTGGTTTATACCTACTTTTGTTACTTTCACCCATATATAGTATATAAGGCAAATACTATTTATAGAGTAAATGGGAAAGAAAAAATTTAAAAAGACTGTAGATGATATTAAAAGGGATTTGCTAAAACCAGCTTTTACCTCTAAATTTATGGTAGAGATTGATATTCCTAAATCTTTACGTAAATCTGGACTTATGGATAGATTCCTTACTGGTAAACTTCAAACTAAAAAGAGTAGTAAGGATATTAGAGAACATTTGAGTATTGCCTGTGCAGATGCATCTCTTCCTGGTTCCAGTTTAATGACTTTTGATGTGACTGATGATCGTCATGGAGTTACAGAAGTGATGGCACATAGAAGGCAGTATGATCAAAAGATGGATTTCACTTTTTATGTTGGATCCAGAGATTATATGGCTATTAGATTTTTTGAAGGTTGGATGGATTATGTTGTAAATACTGATAAGAGTACTAAACAAGTATCAGCTAGTCCATGGTCTCCAAATCATCATTATAGAATGAATTTTCCTAATGCTGATCAGAATGGAAAAACTGGATACAAATTGGATCAAGGACTTAAAGTTTCAGCATTTGAGAATCAACTTCCAGATAATGAATGGGGTGATGAAAATGATTCTACTGTATTGGAGTATAATTTTTTATATTCTTTTCCAGTTGCTGTTGCAGCAATGCCCGTTAGTTATTCTGGGACTGATCTTTTAAGATGCACAGTTACTATGAGTTATTTGAGATATGTTATTGGATGAAATAAATCTAAAAAACAGTGATAAATAAATACACTGAAATTTATAGGTCATTATGCCTTTACCAAAGATTGCCACACCGATTTATGAACTTGAATTGCCTTCAAATGGACAAACTGTTCAATATAGACCTTTTCTTGTAAAAGAAGAAAAGTTATTAGTTATTGCATTGGAGAGTGAAGATAATAAGCAGATTACAACTGCTATTAAATCTGTCATTAAAAATTGTATTCTTACAAAAGGAATTAAAGTAGAAACATTACCTACTTTTGATATTGAGTTTTTATTCCTTAATATCAGAGGAAAGTCTGTTGGTGAAGAA